GACACTGCAAGCCCAAAGCATTGTCCACAAACGGACAGCAGCTCGTCCTTCGTAAGACGTTTAAGTCTCTTTGCGCTCTCACCTGATGCACATTTCGTGTCATATGACGAAAGTGCAAAGTAATCTTCTTCAAAGCTATCATATCCATAGCACTTGAACGGACTATTTCCGTTTAGCATTATTCCGACAAAAAAATCGTCAAAATGTTCTGATACATAGGTATCATTGAGAATGTCCCTCAAACTATCACACTCATATGAAAGGTCTGAAAACATCATTTTAAATTCCTGTTCCTGCTCGTCATCTCCGTCAAGTGCGTTGAGAAGCGTATCATCATCGCTGCTGAAGTAATACTGGTATTCCTCACAAACGGAACTGATGTCGTATAGCTGAGATGTTATTTCCTCAAAATTGAGCTGCGATACAATTGCTTTCTTATAGCGCAGGTTTTTGGCTTTTTCAGCTTTTGTCACTTTTCTCCCTCCTAAAAAGTTACCGTCACATTTAACACTGCCGCTGCTAACCAGTAGACGGCCTTTTTGTAGTCTTTCTGCACAGCATATATAACTGCCGCTCCCACGTCTAGCAAAATCAGCAACAATGGGAATATGTATTCGGGTTTGATTTTTGTCATGTTAATCCTCCTCAAATTCAGGACATTCCGTCACAGTATACGAATGTATCATGCCGCCCTTTTGCGCCTCGTATATTCTGTGCTGACATGTCTTCCAACCCTCGACAGGTCTGCGGTCTATGGACCATGTACAGCCTGTGAGGTATTCTCCTGTTATCTTGTCCTTTGTCGGTACTGCGTGGCGGCAGTGCCAGCAGAGGGTGTGGTCAGTGTGTTTCATTGGCTTTGCCCCTCCCCGTACCACATAGGATATCATTGAGCCTCTTGCAAACCTCACAGCCGTCATGATGTATCTCGTACTGACATTTCTGAAACACCTTAGCATATTCCCCGTATGTCTGCCATAGATCAAGTGCATAAGCCCCATTGATGTATGCCCTGTATAGTTCCTGCTTTTCGTCAAGCGCCTGTTTCTTGTTTATCTGCCCCGCTCTGAACTCTCGATACACAATGCAAAGCGACTTATACAAAAGCTGTTCCGCCTGTGTCAGGCCCTCTGGGAGCGGCAGAAGCTTTGCCGCCATTCTGTTCAGCTCGTCTGCCTTCTTTATGACCTCAGTTTTGACCAGCATTATCATCACCGCCAAGATAGTGCATTAGCATATCAGCTGCCTGCTTCCAGCCGTAGCATATCGCCGCCAAATAGTTCTGCTTGCCAAGCTCCGCAAACCACCACATCTGATTATCTGAGGGCTTGCCATTCTCCGCTTTGAGTTCTATGAACAGCCCTTTGTTTCTTCCCCTTGCCACAGGTAAAAACAGGTCAGGAACACCTGATTTCACGCCCATAAGCTTTAGCCTTTTGCCCTCTCGTGGGTCGCAATGACGTTCGTTCGGTATGTGAAAGAGCAGTTTCAGTTCAGGATAAGCCTTGCGTATGCTTGCCTGCTGCGTCCACTTGATAAGGGTCATTTGCTCTCTGTCTTCATTTCTTGCCATATCATCACCCTTTCATTATCCTGTTGAGTATCTGACTTGCTTCAAACTTTGTCAGATTTTCTATGTCGATATCCGAATTGTTGAGATACTTCCTGCCACGCTTGCGGATAAGGTTTTTCTGATTATCAGTAGCAGGTGCTTTGCCCCACTTTCGGCAGATATTTAGATCCCACAAACATTTGCTGTCCGCCTCACGCTCGCAGAGAAGAGTGTACGCCTCGTCAAGAGCCTGCTGCATAGGTATTTTCTGTCCCTGCCATATTGCCATGCCCAAAGCATCGGGTGCAGATATCCTCAGCGTTTTTCCCTTGCCAAGACTGCATTTCATATCGCCATCCGGCAACTTAAACCAGTTCACGTCATGGGTATTATATTTCTGCTCCTGCGCCCACAAGTCAACGATACGAACATTCTTTATCCAGCTTTCAGGACAATCCGACATCATAGTAGCCTTTTCAGGAAGTTCAAAGAGCATTCCCTCCATTTTGTCCTGACTCTTCTTTGGCAGCTCAGAAATGTCAATACCGAGCAAACTTGGAGCTGTTCTCAGACTTGCTTTGCCTGTTACTCCTACGCAGTCGATGAGCGTGAGCTTGTCCTTGTCGGGGTGCAGCCTCAACCCTCTGCCTACCATTTGCGTATACAGTGCGTCAGACTGTGTGGGTCTTGCTATGATAACAGTTTCCACAAGGGGAATGTCCGTCCCCTCAGTGAACACCATGCAATTCACAAGACAAGGTATCTCACGCTGAGTAAAACGGCGTATAATATCAGCCCTATCCTTAGTCTGACCTGTGACTACCTCAGCACCCTCGATGCGTTTTGCTATCTCGTAGCACTGCTCTACAGATACCGCAAAGATAAGCGTTGCACCTTTGGCGTGTTCTCTATACGCTTGCGCTATAGCGTCCGCAGTGCCGTCCATTGCTTCTGCTAGCTCGCCTGGAGCGTAGTCGCCAAGCCGTGTATGTACCGCTGAAAGGTCATAGCCTATGTCGGCACGTTTGCAGAGGATATCACACAGATAACCATGTTCAATGCCCCAACGCAGGTCACGTTGAAATATGATATCATCAAACACATCATTCAGTCTGCATTTGTCAGCCCTGTTAGGTGTTGCCGTGAAGCCCAGCAGAAGACGTGGTGTGAAGTGATCTATGACCGTCTTGTAACTCTGAGCCGCTGCATGGTGTGCTTCGTCTACTATGATGATATCAAAATCATCAGGTGAAAACCTGTCAAGCCTATGTGTCATGGTCTGGACACTTGCAGAAACCACCTCTTCGCTGCCGTCGGTATGGTACTTTGACATTTCAACGCCCTTTGTGCAGTCGAAATATTTCAGAGGCTGATTTACAAGTTCCTCTCTGTGCGACAGAATGAGCATACGTCCATGACGTGGCACATTCGCAAAGGTCACTGTCTTGCCAAGACCTGTCGCCATTTGCACAAGATGTTTTCCCTGTTTTGCCTGCGTTATCTTATCTATACACTCCTGCTGATAGTCACGGAGTTTTATTCTTGCATTCATTTGATGTTTTTTTACCTCCTTATGTGGGACGTGGGGGACAGTGTGGGACAAACGTCCCACACGAAAACTATGCGTATTTACGCACTTTTCGGGGTGTTGTGGGACTGTGGGACAAATTCGCACATTTTCCTATATAGGAAAGCACACATATATTTTAACAATGTGTGAACAAAGCCGTGATTCTATATCACCTATTTAAAACAGGTATATATAGGGGGAAAATGTCCCACAGTCCCACACTATGCAGAAAGCCACGCATTTACGTTGTTTTCCTCGTGGGACTTATGTCTCACAAAATGCCGAAATCCGATATATCCGTCCCACGCATTTCTTCTTCGGTGTAATAGTCCGGTGTTTCGTCGGGCAATCTCAGCACAACACACTCAACGTTCACGCCACCGATACGCTTGCCACGAGTATTGTTGCGCCCTCTCACGAGTATCTTGCCGTTAGATTTTAACCAGCTGAGTAATGCCCTTGTGTCGAAACCTTGTTTTGAAGCCGCTTCATCGAACTTTGAACGAATGATATATGCAAAATCGCCCTGGATAAGTCCAAACACTTCGCCGTTATTGTCTTCACCTGTCGCAAAGCGTTTGCTGTTAGAAGCCACCCAATCGCACATATACTGATAGCCTCGTTCACCTGCTGATACCGATTTTTTGGTCTGCAAATACGGTGAGATATCGTCAATTGTTAGTGGCTCGTTCGTTTTGAACACGGACGCTTCTGCAATCATATCAGCCGTGAGTATCATTGCCGCTGCCATTGCCTGCTTTTCCGTTGTATCCGACTTGCAGAGCTTGGTGAAATAATCGTTATAGACCTCTTGTGTCATTGTCAAGGCTTTTTGAGAGGACAGTTTTGCGACGAACTCTCGCCCTGCAAAACCATAGTTTTGTTTTATCACCGCCGATACTGCCATGCCGTCTGCTATCACGATATTGTTTGCTGTACATTCAATGTCGATAACCCTGTTTACCGCTCCTGCACCTGCTGAACCGCCCACTATGGGGCTTTCACCTGTGGTAAGGATAGTGTTTCGCCATGTCGGCGTGCGTTCTATGCCGCCTGTTTTTGTGCCCCTAGAACGTCCAACGCCCTGAGCAAGCTGATAAACGTCAAATCGGCTTCTGCCATGACTATCTTTGCTCAGCTGGAGTTCGTCAATGAGAAACGGCAGGCTATTGAGAAACGCTGCTGTTCGCTCGTGACCGACAACTGTGCTGTTGAACGTCTGAATGTACTCACCCATTTCAGGAGTTCCCCAAACAGAAGCCGCAAGCATTAAAGCAACTGTCTTGCCTGTGCCTGAATCAACGCCCCACAAGTGAACGAAGAACGGCAGACCGCCTAGCGGCTGAATAAGCGCACTTGCGAAGCTCGCCGCAAGAAATATCTTTGCGATCACGCTTTTCTTGCGGCAATCTATAGCAACTTTTTTCCATTTCTCATAACTGCCATGACTTTTTATAGCACTAAAAATGGTGGAATAATTCTGCTCTCCGTCAAATGTCAGCCCCTCAACGTATGGTGAAAAGCCTGCGCCGTTTATGTAGCCAAGCCTGCCCACTGATCTTTTCAGTGGCAGAGAGTTGCGATTAAGGCTCTCTATCTCCTGAAAATATGAAACAAGCTCTTTGGCAGTTTCAGAAGACACATCAACACCGCATTTAACTAGCTGTGAAATGTTTCGGCTGTTATATAGTATTTCTTTGGATACGACTTTCTCCTGCCACTCTCCACGAGTGCGGTAAGCTATGTTGAGCTTTTCCTCACCTGTGTCAATGTTCTGCAAGCACTCAAAGGGTATGATCGGGTGGTGGCAGATAACGTGATAGTTACCGCTTTCATCAATAAGATACACACCACCGTCATCAACGTTATACTTGCCTGCGTCAAGCTGCATATACGGACCTGAGAACGCAGTGGGGTTGTTGATAATAACATTCGCCCCACGCTGCATTTCTCGCATTTTGACGTAGTTTTTATACAGCCCTTTGAACGTCTTTACGCCCACCTCTGCCGCCTGTTGAGCCATTTGCTCAATTTTCAGATTGTGCATGAAAGGGTCGTTTTTGTAATCGTATATCGCTTCGTATGGCTTCTCTGTGTAGAGAAAATCGTCTTTTGTATACTTTACAGCAACGGCGTTTTTCACCGCTTCTGCATCACTCATGTCGATATCAAAATGCTTTTCCTCGTTCGCATCAACGTCAATGATATCATCAGAATGGCGTTCCCTCATCATTCAACACCTCCTCAAAGTCGGAAAGGTCACCGCCTAGTTCTTGCGGGGGTGCTGCTTCAGCAGTAGGCTGTACAAAAACGGCTTCGCACACAAGATGTACGTCAACTTTTTCTTCGCCGTCTTTGCTGGTGTATGGTTTTTTCTCCACCTTGCCCACGCAAAGCACTACGTCAAATTTTTTCAGCGCCTTTGTGGCTCTTGCTACAGAGTGCCAGCACTGACAGCTCACCCATACGGCTTCACCACGCTCGCCTTGCACCTTTGGCTGACGTTCGCCTACTTTTACTGCAAACTTGGTGAGCGACGAGTTGTTGTCGCCCACCTGTTTGTATTCTGCGTCCTTTGCAAGGAAGCCACTGATGATAACAGAGCCGTCAGGTAATCTTGCCTGCATTAAAGCACCTGCTCTTTCTCGGTCTGGAGCTGGTCTATTTCTGCTGAGATATCTGTAGATATCTTCTCGTATTCAAACCACTCAGAAACCTTTGTGTTCTTATCCTTGAGCGAATTGAAAATGCCGATATAGTCTGTAAGATCTTCGGCTGTCATGGTGTCAAGACCTCTGCCAAGACGTTTCTCTATCATTTCCTGCGTAACGCCCAGCTTCTCGAACTCCACCACCATTTTCCTTACACGGTCCGTAAGAGGAATATTATTCTTGCCTGCAAGAGTTTTTCTGCATTCGGCGACAGCCTCTTCCACAAAGTCCGCAGGAAGCACAGCAAGTATCCTTGCTCTGAGCCTGCGCCCTGCCATATTGGCATTGTTCTCATAGATATCACGCAGACTTGTGAGGGTCTTTATCTTGCCCTTGACTTCCTTTGCGTGCGGATTGGTGAAATTCTGCACCGACATTGTGTTCGTCTCCAAGTCCCAAGCATACGCCTGCATTTCTGACTTGCCGTTGTCCTGAGAAAGTTCCTTGATACCGAAGTCAATATTGCCCCAGCACCTTGCAAGTTCCTCCGCAAGCCTGATAGTTGGTCCTGACACAGTTTCTCCGCCTCTCGGATAGCTGTAAAATGCCTTGTTTGCAAGCCCTGTACGCTGACAAGCTTTTTTCATGTTTGCAAAAGCCTGTATCTCGTTGCGTGGAAATCTCTTTGCGATAACAAGCTTGCCCTGTGCTTCTGCAATGGCTCTGCTTGCTTCAATAGCGACTGTACCCTGATTGATGTTGTCAAGGGGCATAGTGCTGTTCTGCGGTACTTCCGGTGTTACTGTTACTGCATTTGTTATTTCGTCCATTGTTTTGTCCTCCTATTCGTATTCTCTAGCCAGCCAACCCGGCAGGCTTATGACGTTCAAGTCACCGTTTTTGCCGTTGTAGCTGTACCAGTTACCTGTTTTAAGGCACTCCTTGAGAGTGTAAAGATAGTCGTTAAGGTCTTTTGTGCCTTTCTGTATGATAAAATTGTCGGCTTCAAGGACGTTGCAGGCATAAGGCGGTGATTTTTCCACAGCGATAAAAACAAATCTATGAGGCTTGCCCTCTATCTTCTCCACACCCTGCGTATACATCGCTGCCTGCAAGTCATAACCATATTTAATACAACTGTGCATAAAGCTGTCTGTATCAGCATTTTCTGTGGTTTTTAGGTCTACTATGACAGACGTTGACCTTAGATCCGTTCGGCAGTCGGGGCGGCATTTGAGTTTAAGCCCCGTGAGCTTGTCCGTCCAGAAGTATGATTTTTCATGTTCACCGCCGTTAAGCAAAGCGGCAGCATACTTGTTTGACATCACACTTTCAGCCATTGCCTGTATCTGTGCAAAAGTGTCATCGCTTATGGGTATTTTACCGCTCGCCTCTATCTGAGCCGCAAGTGCCTTGCCCTCTTTGGTGCGCCTATCAAGTTTTGGGGCGACTATGTACTCACTATCGAACTTGTCCTTTTCAAGAACATAAGCGTGAAAGGCTGTGCCGAAAGCAAGCGCAGGGGTCTCTACTTCGGGATTTTCAAGGGCGTACTTGAAGTGTGCAGGCGACTTTGACAGCTTGAAAAGCTGTGAGCGGCTGAATGCTCCGTCATTGCGATAATCTTCCGCAGACATTTGTTTTTTCATTCGTCATAGTCCTCCCCTTTATATTCAGCTCCTGCCAGCGTGGCAAGTTCATAGACTGAAATATCGTCGTTCTGGTTGATTTCTTCAATCAAAATCTCACGGAAACAGTCTTTGCAAAAATCCTTGCCCTCGTAGCAGAAAACATTTTCGCTCGCAAGGTCCAATTCTCCCCTGCATTTGTCGCATTGGACTACTGTGTAGTTGCGGTCTCTTCCACAACATCTGCACCCGTCAGGACAGCCGACACAATCATTAGCTGTGTAACGCATTAAACCACCCTCCTCTTATAGCAGAAAAATGCGATATTTTTGTACATGAAATACGATTCAGTTCCGTTTTCCAACACCTCAGCACCGGCCTCTTTCGCTACGGCATGAATGTCAGGCGGAAATATCTGAACACCCAATATTATTCCGTCAGACGTCCACACGTCGCCTGTCATCATAGGGTAAACGCCATCGGTAACAGTGCCATACTTTTGCGTTTTCCTCATTTTCTGCTCCATTGACGCCATGTCAACCATAGCGTCAAGCCTTTCTCTTACTGTCATTTCGCCCTCTCCTCTCTAGTATCGCTGGCTCTGCCAGCTTGAAATCTTTGCAGGGGTAACGCCTGCTACTCTCCAAACAGCCTTTTAGATGTTTGCAGTCCAAACATGAATAGCTAGTCACTTTGCTCGCCTCTCAGCCTCTCGATATTTTTCTTTAAAGCTACGATATATCCTGTCAGGAATTCATTTGGGTAATCGTCAAGGGCTATTTTCGCCATTTCCTCTATTCCTTCTTGACAAATATCCAGCAATGTGCTATCATCAAAGTGTGTTGAATTGATATTTTTCAATATCTCTGAGCTTGCGCTGTTGGCAGACAGTGCAGGCTCGTTTTCTTTGGGTTCTTTGAGATAATGCAACACCGCACTTGACAGTTCCTTCTTGCAGGGCTTATCCTCGCATTGCATTGGACAGTCATCACAGTAACCTTCACCGCAGTGACATATCTTAAAGACCTTTATCGTTTCTTCTCTCGTTAGCATTCTTCTTCCTCCTTTTCAATAGGTCTTACGCTCATATACTGCTTGCCGTCATAGTCCATCTTCTTCACAGGTTCAATCCCCTTATCCCTCAGCGACCTTGCGGCATCGCCAAGCCCTCTGTCGAAATCCTCACGGGTCTTGTAGAATGCACATCTGCGACAGTAGTCCTTCGTTGGCGTTACTGTCAGCGCACCGCATTCGTCAGACTTAACATTTGAATGGAACACGCAAAGGCTTACCGCTCCACTGCCGTTGTCAAGGGGCTTGTCTCTCTTAAATACCTCTCTCATCACTATCATCGTCTTCGTCCTCCTCAAATTCCTTTTCCCAGTGTCTTATCATCAACGCTACGACGCCATACAGTGCCGACAGCACCACTATAGCTGCCGCTATGATACCCACTATGAACAACATTTTACCACTTTCCTTTCATTTCAACTTCGACCTTGACCACTGGTCTGCCTGCTTCTCTCACTGCACGCTTTATGCTCTCCTCTGCTTCCTCGTAGGCAGTTTCTTTTACGCTTACATACCACCTGTATGCTACATACATTGTAAGCACCACCAAGAGCGCTACCGCTGCGGCACATCTGATTATCTCTAGTACGGCTATCATTTTCTCACGTCCTTTCCGTAAAGCGTGCGGAGTTTTTTAAGCCTTTTCTCGAAGTTGTCGATATCAATGCCCCACACCTCGTAGGCTATCTCGGTATTGACCGAGTGTGGCAGCCATGACTTCACGCCACGCTTTTCCATTTCTGCCTTAACAGCTTTCTTGATCTTGATAGTCTGCGTTTCACCTGTGCCGAACAGCTCCTTGATATCCGCATTGGTTATTTCGGGCTTTTCATAGTACAGCCGCACTGCCATTTCAATGTCAGGTGACCTCATTTTTATTCCTCCTCGTTTTATATTTTGTGGCTGTTGGGTAGTATTATTGTCCGTCATCGTCTGTCAGCTCAAAAAGCAGCTTGCCTGTCAAAGACCAATACTGCGTGACCTCTCGATATGGGTCATTTTCTTTTCCTGAGCCTTTAAGTGCTTTTGTGACAATGACCTGTCTTGTCATTGCACTGTCGCAGCCCCTCAATTCAATGTTGTTTGTCATTGGTTCACCTTCTTTCTCTATCTTATTACTGTTGATTTTGTACTTACCGTTGCTGTACACGATCTCTACACCGAGTACAGCTGCTATTTTTTCAGCAACACGCCTGCTATCAGTTGCGCCGCACATAAATGCTTTTATTGTACTTTCCTTTACACCTGATTTCTCAGCTATTTGAGCATACGTTAAGCACTTTGATTTCGCAATCATTTTGACTTTTTGCCGAAACTCATCAAACATAATTCCTCACCCCTTTTCTTTCCTGTCCGTTTTATCGTTGAAATCTCCGTTTCTGTGTGATATAATTGGAATATCAAACAGGAAAGGAGGAATACTTGTGACTTATGGGGAATTAACGAATTTCACATATGGTGAACTGGAATGTCTAACTTATGAAGAATTGTCTATGCCGATGAAAGATTTACTGCATAAGCTTGTTGATGAAAACAGACCTATTCCTGTAAGCTTTTACAACAAGTTGTGTGATTTGTGTGACGAAATTAATGATGGCACTATTGAAGTACCGGTTCAAAATGCCAATATAACTTCGCAAATCAAAAAGCCTATTAATTTAGGTAAATCTTTCATAAAAGTGTTTATTGAGATTGCAACACTATGGCAATGTATCGACTTCGTTTCCAAAAAGTTTCAAGATTTATTTGAATTGTTTTCAGATTATTTGAATTAAGACAATTCTAAGACAAGACAAATAATAATCAGCACACACGCTGTGAATGTTATTCCGTTTTCAAAAGCCCTGAGTATCTCTTTAACTTTGGGCTTTTCTTTTGCTATCATGATCATTGCAAGCCACGAAAGACTTATTGACAATACAACAACAAATATTATACTGAAAGTAATTGTGGCTATCATCCACACTTCCCCTCACCCCCTTTTTAATCACTTGTTTCCTCACGCCTTAGGATACGGCGTTGGGTTTCTTGTCTTGCCGAGAAGATAGTCAACCGAACAGTCAAACATCTCCGCAAGTGACATTAAAGCAATAACAGCCTGAACGTTTCTTTTCCTTTAGGCGTAATAAACACCTGCGTGCTTGAAAAACCTGTTTTCTCATTAGAAAACTCCTTGACTTCAAACAAGCCGTTCTCCATAGGCTTTGCATATGGCATAAGCTTGCCCTTTTTATCTCTGTAAAGATACTTTTTATCAAGCAGGAAATTCACAAAAGTATTTTGCTTGACTTTAAGTTCCTTAGCTGTTTCTCTGATTCCTGTCAGCAGATTTCTGTCCACGAGTTCATCAAAGTAATCAGCTTTCGGTTGCATTATCTGTTTATCAACAGTAAGCTGTGAAACGCTTACTTGCAGAGCTTTTACCTTTTCATTAGCAATTTCCAAAGCCCTTTTCATAATCATTTCAGGACTGTTCCATGCTTCTTCAACTCTTATGAAGTACTGACGAAACTGCTTCCCTTTTTCACTTCTCTGCAACATACAGATCTCTTTTGCCATTGGAATTGTAAGTTGGTGGTCGGTACTCGGTCTGCCGCCTTCTGATGTTTTACTCAAAATTGAGTAAAAGTCCTCTTTATCCGAAAAACCGTATTCACACATTCTTTTGAACCAATCATTATATCTGGTTTCTACTTCCAAAGCCTTGTGAAGTTCCCTACCCGATACTGTTGGGTGTTCTGCGTTTTCATAGCTGATTTTAATTAGTTCATTCATTAATCATCTGTCCTTTCGTTTGTTTCGATATCTTCCAAAAGCATATCCGTCGAGCAATCAAGAATTTGTGCCATTTTCTTAAGACTTATAACATTAGGTATTCTTGCACCATTTTCCCATTGAGATATCGTATTTTGAGATACTCCCATTTGATTAGCAAACTCAGCTTGTGAAAAGCCCTTTTTCCTTCGAATAAGTTTTAATTTCTTCAATTGATTTCACCTCCAAGCTATGATTATTTTGAGATTTCAGCATGATTAAATATCTCATATAAGGATAATATCACATATAGCGATTAATGTCAATCCCTTTTTGAGATATTTGTAAAAATAGCTTGACTTCAATCTCATAGAGTGATATTATTTGTTTAAGAGATACAAATTACATTGGTTATCTCATAGGAGGATTGCAATGAACAGAATAGCAGAATTACGTAAAAAAAAAGGAATAAGTCAATCAAAATTAGGCGAAATAGTTGGTGCTGCACAAAACACTGTTTGTAATTGGGAAAATGGATCTAGACAACCAGATAATGCAACACTTATTAAAATGGCATCTTATTTTGAAGTTTCTACTGATTACTTATTAGGATTATCCGATGATGAAAATGAAAGAATCAAATTAATTGCCAGACATTTGGAACAAATTCCTGAAGAAGATCGAGAACAGCTTGTTAAAAATTTTGAACAAACAATAGATATATACTTATCAGCAAAAGGATTAAAAAAATAAATAGCTTATAGGAGGCAATAAATTGAGTAAACCCAATTTCGAAATGGCACAAAATTCGGCAACCAATTTTTTATTAAGTCATAATATCAAAAGTTTAGCATTTAATCCCAAAGATTTGAATCTTGTTTCTGAAGGCATAATTATTGATACCATTGAAAATTATGCGAAACTAACTAATCAGCCGACTACTTGTTTCATAGGGCGCAATATTGATGATTGCTATGTCATAAAAGCACAAGATTATTCAATTATTTTATATCGTGAAAACAGCACTGTATCTGAAGAACATAGAACTTTTGGTATCGTCCATGAATTGGGACATATATACTGTGGCCATTCATCAGATGGTCAAATACAAGAAATTGAAGCTAATTTTTTTGCTGCACAAGTTTTAATGCCAGAAATAGTGATATATTACGTTATGTATCACTATCTTAACAACAAATTGGATTATACAAATTTAATGGATATGTTTAATGTTTCTTTTGATGCCGCAAATAAGAGGATAGCCACTTTTAGTCGTAAAAATTTTTGGAACTCTAGCAGAAACGATAAGCTATTATTATCAAAGTTCAAACCATACATTAAGGAGTATTTCAAACAGCAAAATAAATCGTATGATAGTACATATGAATACTTATTTGCTATATAACATAGGGTATTTGACAATATAAGAAAAAAACAATGTGCTAAAATCAAAGATAAATAGAGGTAACTTGCATGTATGAAAATTTAGATGCAGATAATAGAGTTTATTTAATTTATTGTGACATTGGAAACTATCGTCATTGGATAAAAGAAAGCGTAAGTGCTGATAAATTTTTCAATAATTTAGATTTATTGAAGTCTGCTTTAAAAGAGTTGACTTTAATAGATTACAACTATAATGTTCCTACTCCTGAAAAAGAACTTTCAGATCTATGCAAAAAAGAGCAAGAAATTATCAGAAATTTTCTTGCACGTTATTGGATTAAAACTGTTTCTGAAGCTACTAAATTAAAAACTGTGAACGGTAAAAGTAAAAAAATAAAATCCTTCTTCGATAGTTTAAAACTATATGAAGAAAGATTCTCGGAAGAAACTTTATGCTTACTTGAAAAAGCAAAATGTGAACAACCAGATTACACACTAAAAAAACAAAGCAAAGCTGAAAAAGATAAACTCTTTTTAGTAGAAACTGAAAAGCTATTGGATAATCAAGATAATGTAATGGATAAAACCGAGCAAAACGCCGAAGATTTTGCTTGGTTCTTTCAAAATAATTATTTGTTATCCAGAGCATTTAGAAAAGACATAGATAGTGATATTGTATATGATATTGCAAGGCTTATGCTAATTAAATTTAATTATAAAAAGGCTGCACGCTTTTTAAGAATAAAATTTAAAATTGACACAACATTTGCAACTCAATTATACATAACTGCTTGCTCAATATTAGAATCACATAAGGATATTGCTCGGTATCAGCAATTAGGTTTAGATAAATACTTTATCATAAATAATAGTTCAGCTTGCCCCATATGTCAAAAATTAAACGGTAAAATCTATAGTTTTTCAGAAGCTCAAATAGGTACAAATTATCCGCCCTTTTGTGGACATAATTGTTCTACGATAGGATTGTATAGAGAAAAATAAAATAAAAATCTCGCCCCCAAGTGCTACCAACACTCAGAGGCGAGCAGAGCGGATACTACCAATATCAGCTCAGAAAATTCACACCCAACAACCACGAAAGGGCGAATTTTGCCCTTTTATTGTAGCACACTTTTTTAGGAGTGTCAAGAATAGGAGGAATATTTATGCCGATCTACAAAATGACGGACAAGAACGGAAAGAACATCAGAAAAGACGGTCTGCAAAAATATCGTGTGCGTGTCAATTATACGGACAGTTTCGGAAAGTCTCATCAGATAGACCGTGTGGCGTTCGGTGCAGAGACGGCTAAGCAGCTTGAAATCCAGCTTACACAAAAGCTCAACGCTAAAGAGATAACTCCGAAAATGACTATCGGACAGCTATTCACGGAGTACATCACAGCCAAGTGTTCAGAGGTCCGTGAAACATCACTGGACAAGTCCCTAAGAATACTGAAAAAGAACGTCCTGCCCACCTTTGAAAGCGTGAGGATAGATAATCTGAACGTACCAATGGTGCA